CATAGGTGCTGATAATGTTGGTTTTAAAATATTTGATTCTGCTTTTGCTACTCGTTTAACATTAACAAGCGGAGGCAATTTAGGATTAGGAGTTACACCTAGTGCGTGGGTAAGTGGATATAATGTATTTCAATTTGGAGTTTCATCAACACAAACATCTGCTTTATTTTCTAACGGAGTAAATAATTTTTGGAGTGTATCTAATACGTATTTTGATGGTACAAATTTTAAACGTGTAGCAACAGGAACTGCGACAGGTTATGAACAAGTTAATGGTGCTCATAAATGGTATCAAGTTGCTTCGGATAGTGCAGGTACTAATATAACATTTACCCAAGCAATGACCTTAACGGCTAGTGGTAGATTACTAATAGGAACACCTACGGAAGCTACCTATCAGCTAGATGTTAATGGTACAGGAAGGTTTAATGGTGGGGTTACAGTAAAAAGTGGCAATGGTGACCAATTACAATTAAACAATGCAGGTGAAAGATTTACTCAAATAAACTTTAGCAACAATACTGTATCAAAAGCAAATATTTGGTGGGATAATACTAATACGGAATTAGTTTTATTAGCAGCTGGTAGTGGAACAGGTCACTTAAAAATAGCATCCACAGGTGCAGCTACATTCACAAATACAGAAACTACTTTTAACTATAATCCACAAAGCGGAAGTTTATTAGCATCATACAACTACTTAAACTTCGGAGGTGGTTCTATAATGTATAGAAATGCTACTGATATTTATATTGGTTCAAATGCAAAATATGGTTCAGCGGGTACTGTTGTAGCGGGCTATACTTCTCTATATGGTATGGGGTTACTTACTATGGATGCCGGTACTTTAAATTATCAAGCAAATAATACATCAGTAACCGCAGGTACTGCTTATGGTGTACCTATAAGATTTACTATAAAAGGTGATGGCAATATTGGTATTGGAGCTTCTAGTCCATGTGGAAAATTACAAGTTGTATTACCGGCTTATACAAATGAAGATACGGATAGCCAACAGGCTATTTTTGGTAGTTGTACAAATGGATATGGTGTTAGAATAGGATATAACGAAAGCTGCAATGCAGGATATATAAATTCATTAAAACCCGGAGTTGCTTGGAGTAACTTAAGCTTACAGGGAAGCAGTATTGTTTTTGCACCTACAGCCACAGAAAGAGTTAGGGTAACAACTGATGGACTAACATTCAATGGAGATACAGCAGCAGCTAATGCATTAGATGATTATGAGGAAGGGACTTGGACTCCTGTTATTGGTGGTTCTGGAGGTCAGTCAGGACAAAGTTATAGCGGACAAAATGGGTATTATATAAAAATTGGTCGTCAAGTAACTGTAACGTTTCGAGTGGTATTAAGTAATAAGGGAACTATTACTGGAGAAGCCGGTATTAAAAATCTTCCATTTACAGCTGACGGCACAATTTCTTATGGTTCTGGTGCAACTTATTTTGAAGGATTAGCGACATCTTGGAATAGTATATTTTTCATGGTTAATGGTAGTACAACATTTGCAAGTTTTGATGGTACAAAATCTGCTGGAACTGCAACTACAAGAGCTACAACATCGGACATTGGTAACAGTACTCAATTCAATGGATCATTTACATATCTTACAGCATAAAAAATAAATTAATATAAAATGGCATTAATAGAAAAAACATTAGTAGATAAAGTAGAATTAGTAGAAAATAATTCTATTCAAATTCGTACAGCAACTATCATAGAAAAAGACGGTGTTGAACTTGCAAGGACCTTTCATAGACACGTTGTAGCTCCTGGCGACGACGTAACAAATGAAGATCCAAAAGTACAAGCAATAGCAAACGCTGTTTGGACAGAAGAAGTAATTGCTGCTTACCAAGCATCTCAAACTGGTTCTTTATAAAATATTTATATAAAACACAACAATGGTAATACACAATCCCATATTAACCGGTTCCTTCACAGTCAATAATATAGATGTCTCAAGCATCACTTCATCGGCCGCTAATATAGTATTTATATAAAACAAATAGGAATCACTAACATTTCCCAACTTTTTACTATATTTGTATATATTTATATAAAATAAAGTTACATCCATGGAAAAATATGTTGTGTTCCACGTCGAAGGCGGCCTCGGCAAAAACGTCGCATCAACAGCTGTAATCAAAAACATAGCTGAAAAGTACAAAGACAGGAAGATAGTCGTAATGGCTTCGTTCCCAGAGGTCTTTTTAAACAACCCATACATCCACAGAGTCTACAGACTAGGTATGACCCCATACTTCTGGGAAGACTACATTAGCAACCAAGACACGATAGTGCTCCGCAGAGAGCCTTATTTCGAGTCTAGTCACGTTATGCAGAAGTCTCCGTTACACGAGACCTGGCATAAGATGTACGACCTACCTTACAACAAGGAAAAAGACTTACCAGAGTTGTTCATGAACATGATCCAGACAGAAATGACTGCAACATGGCAAAGACAACGCCCAATCCTATTATTACATACAAATGGTGGCCCATTAATGGATGGTGCACCAATCTACGCTTGGTCTAGAGATATGCCAAGATACGTAGCAGAAACAATCATTCAGAACTTCGCTCAACAATACCACATCATTCAGGTGGTGAAACATCAATCTCAAGCTATTCAATCACCAATGGTTGAAGTAGTAGACAAACAGATGTCCAACTTCGAGCTATTCTCACTTGTAAGAGCATCTGCTAAGAGAGTCTTAATCGACTCGTGCTTACAACATGCCGCTGCAGCATTTAAACTTCCTTCAACCGTACTATGGATCGGAACGCATCCAGAGATGTTCGGCTATAAGATGCATACCAATATCAAGGCGAAGCCTCCAGTTGGTAATGTTAAGAATATAGACGGATCATACTTCGACTATCAATTAGATGGTCAGTTCCATGAGTGTCCATACAACTCACCAGATGAGATGTTCGACGTAGCAGAAGTTATAAAAGCTGTAAGTAAATCATAATGCAAGTAATCTACCGTATCAGCGACTCTGGTTACGCTAAAGAGAAACCAGAATACATCAACAATCAGAACTGCTTTACAAATGCTTTACAAGCGTTTAAAGGCGCTAACTGGTGGGTCATAGCAGATAACGTCTCAGAAGAGACTAAAGAGCTATTACACGACAATGTAAAGACCGTAGAGCACGTTAACGTTGGACATGGCGCAGGCACATTCAACCTAGCACTAGACATGGCTTTACATTTAGATGATGAAGAGATTGTTTATTTCGTAGAAAATGATTACCTTCACCGTCCAGATGCCATGCAAGTATTGCAAAGTGCATTCGGAATGTATCTTGGAATAGAATACGTGACACTCTACGATCATCCAGATAAGTACATGGAGCCAGGAGTAGGTGGAAATCCACACTGCTATGGTAAAGCAGAGAACACAAGAGTATTCTTAGGTCAGTATTGCCATTGGAAGATAACGAATAGTACAACTATGACGTTTGCAGCTAAGGTGAGAACGCTAAAGCAAGATGAAAAGATATTAAGACAGTGGACAAGTGGATCTCATCCAAACGATTTCCAGATGTTCAGTGAGTTAAGAAGCAAAGGAAGACAGTTGATATCCCCAATACCGGGATATGCAACACACGGTGAGACTAAATGGTTATCACCATTAACAAATTGGAGACAACAGTTATGAAAAAATTAGCAGCATTCATTATCGAAGATAGATTCTTTGATGATTTTGGCAAGACTTGTTACGATCACATGCAATATTTACCGGAAGGTACAGATTTATATGTCTATACGTCAGAGGACAATAAGCCTACATATGAAGAGCAGTTGATAAATTATAAGATCAACGCAACATTCTTAGATTACAATCAGAATGCAGAGATCCCATTCAGCATCAAGTACATCAATGGTATGAACCAGTTCTTGGAAGATCAAAGAATGAAGTCTTTATTGAATATGTGTATGGTGATGACTAACCCAGACTTCTGGAAAGACTACTTCGACTATGAAAGAGTCTTGATATTCCAAAGAGACACCGCTATTCTAAGAACAGGCATAGAAGAGTTCTTTGAATATGACTACGTAGGTGCCCCATGCTATAACTTCGTTAGAGATCAGACCATCCAGAACGGTGGACTATCCCTTAGAAACCCTAGAACCATGGAGTATATCTGTAGATTGTACGGTTGGAAGACTGATTTACAGGATCTTATGGTGGTTGGGCAGTACTCTAGCGCCTCATTCTTTGCAGAGGATATCTTCTTCTGCTTAAGACTGATCAAGTATAACGCAGGAATCCTAGCTCCATTAGAGGTATCTAAGAAGTTCTCATGTGAGGCTAAGTTCGAATTAGGAACGCTAGGCTACCATAGAATTGACGCGTATTTATCGGAAGAAGAGGTAGAACAAGTTAATAACCAATACAAAAATTAATATCGTTTTACCAAAACTTTATATATTTATATATACAAATTAAAACCTAACATTATGTTATTTGGAATCGCCATCGTAGTATTAGCAATTGTAATTGCTGTAATGCTAAACAAGTCAAAAATCAGCCAAATGGTTGGTAAAGTAGAAGAAGCTGTAGCTCCTGCTGTAGCAGAAGTTAAACAAGTGGTAACAAAAGCCGCTGAAGTAGCTCCTGAGAACAAAACAATCGCTGAAACTAAAGTAGCTGTTGGCACGGTTGTTGCTGCTATCGAAGCTAAACATGCTAAAAAGCGTGGCCCTAAGCCAGGCAACAAAGCTGATACTCAAAAAACAAGCAATAACAAACCAAAATCAAAAAAGTAGTATGGAAAAGATTAGTTTAAAATTATCAGAATTCTATCAATTAGAAGCTGAATTAAACGGGGTTACGAATCAACAAACCGGAGAGAAGTTATCTAATGGTTTAGTAAATGAGAAAGTAAAGTTAACAACCAAGTATTGGTTATCAGACTTAGCTAAGAAAGTAGCCGCTGAGAAAGCAGCTGTTGAATCAGTTAAGGAAGAGTTAATCAAGAAGCATGGTCAAGCAGACGAAACGGGAAACATCAGTATCCCAGTGTACATCAACGAGCAAAAAGACGAAGAGGGTAACCTTATCGGTCGTGAAATCAACCCTAAATTCGTAGAATTCCAAAATGAATTCAATACTTTATTGGAAGAAGAGCGTGAATTAGAGCACAAAGGTTTCACTTTAGAAGAATTAGACAGCGTAGAGTCATCAGACAACTATGCAGTGTTCTTCAAGCTAATCAAAGTTGATGCTTAAACTAGTAGAAATAGCCAAAGCATGGATCATAGCGGCTAATCCTAGTGACGAACAGAAAGAAATAGCCGAAAAGAGAATAGCCATATGCAATGAATGCGAGTTCAGCCGTCATAATCAGACGCTGGACTTTCATTATTGCGGAGAATGCGGATGTCCCTTGAAAAAGAAGATATTCAGCCCTTCTCCCGGCAAAATAGCCTGCCCAAAGGCTAAATGGGATATATAAAACAACGTTATGTCAGAAATCAAAGATTTATTACCCGAAGAGGTAACCGAGCTTAAAGAATTAAGCGATAGATACAGCAGTATAGTGAGAGATTTGGGTGAGAAAGATCTCGAAATCTTTGAGTTAGAAGAAAAACTTAAGGAATTAGAGTCCGAAAAGAAGCTTTCCTTAAGCGATTACATCAACTTAAAGGCTAGAAACGAAGAACTTACCACAAAATTGATCGATAAATACGGAGAAGGTAAAATTAACCTAGAAACAGGAAAAATAGAGTTGTTTTAACCTGTCATAATTATGTTTTGAGAAAAACTTTTGATATTTATTGTTGTATCAAGTATTATTATTTCCTCAAATAACATAAAAAATGACAGAACAAATTCTTTCCGCTGGTGTTTATGCAACAGAGAACGACCAAAGTTTCTTCACCCAGGGCACTTCTACTACCGGTTTAGCCGTTTTAGGACCTACTGAAAAAGGTGCAGCTTTCGTTCCTACCGATGTAACTAGCTTTTCTCAATTCACAGCTAAATTCGGTTCAGACACATCAACATCTTACACAGCACAGACAGTTTACAACTACTTGCAGTCCGGTACAACAGCAAAAGTGACTCGTATCTTGGGTAATGGTGGATACCAATACAATAGTAATAGACAATTGATCGCTATCGTTAGCGGTTCTTATATTCTAAGTGTATTATATCCTACTCAAAATGCTAGTGCAACCGTAGGTTTATCTAGCGGTAGTACTTTTGCCGGAACATATAGTTCTTTTGGAGCTTCAATCTTAGCTTTAACAGGCTCAGGTACAGTTTCAGCTAGCTTCAGCGGTTCATTAAACCCTAACTCTACTACATATATCAGTAAAGTATTAGGTACAGACGCAACAACTCAAACAGGATCTGTGTTTCCTTACTTATTATTCGGTAACTTTATCACTGGAAGTGGTGCTTTAAGCGTAACATCTTCTATGAGTTCATCATTACAATTCACAGCAGCTAACTGTATCTTCACTAGCTCAAACGCAAGTGGATACGATCATGCTTCTACTCCTTGGGTATTAGCTGACAGCAACACTAGATTATTTAAATTCCATCACTTATCTGATGGTTTTGCTACTAACAGAGATATTAAAGTTTCTATTGCTAACATCTCATCTGGTTCAAATGCAACCACTTATTCTACATTCGACGTATTAGTTCGTCAATGGAACGATACAGATAGAGCGCCTTCAATCATAGAGCAATATATTGGAATGACTTTAGATCCTAATTCTGCTAATTTCTTACCTAAAGCAATCGGTGACAAGTATCTTGTTTACAGCGAAGCTACAGCAAGAGTGGTAGAAAACGGTGACTACGCTAATAACTCTAACTACATCCGTGTAGAAGTTACAGACGCAGTTAATAATGGTTCAACTCATCCATTGTTAGTTCCTAACGGATACGAAGCAATTTATGAAACTATTGCAGGTTTCACAGGATATACCTTACCAGCTTCAGTAACATTAAGTACTTCAGGATCTACTTTTATTTATCCAGGATTTGATTACTCTAATCCAGATAACCTTAACTACTTAAACCCAGTACCTGCATCAGCAGTAACTGGATCTAATGTAAACTTTACTAAGCCAGCTGGCGTATCTAGATTTACTTTACCTATGCAAGGTGGCACAGATGGTATGAACATTACTACTATCAAGAAGATGGGTTCATCAATCGCAGCTGATGGTACTAACGTATTCGGTTTAGACTTATCTACTAGCAGTACTGCTGGTACATTAGCTTATGGCAAAGCCTTAACTATCTTAACTAACACAGAAGAATACGCATTTGACTTATTAGCATTACCTGGTGTAATCGAACAATATCACTCAGCTGTAACAGCTTTAGCTCAAACAGCAGCAGAAACTCGTACAGACGCAGTTTACATCCGTGACTTAACAGGTGTAGCAGCTACAGTTACAACAGCAGTTTCTACAGCAGCTCCTTTAGATTCTAGCTACTCAGCAGTATACTTCCCTTGGGTAAAGGTACGTGACTTAGGTAGTTCTAAAGACATCTTCGTTCCAGCTTCAGTAGTTGTTCCAGCAGTTTATGCTTACAGCGACAAGGTATCTGCAGAGTGGTTTGCTCCAGCAGGTCTTAACAGAGGCGTTGTAGGTGCAGCTGATACTTACATCAGATTGAGCAAATCAGATAGAGATACATTATACGCTGGTCGTGTTAACCCAATCGCTAAATTCCCTAACTCAGGTGTAGTAATCTGGGGACAAAAGACTTTACAAGTTAAAGACACAGCTTTAAACCGCATCAACGTTCGTAGATTGTTAATCAACTTACGTACTTACATCAGCGGTGTTGCTAACAACTATGTGTTCGAAAACAACACAACAGTTACTCGTAACAAACTAGTAAACGCTATTACTCCATATATGGAAGATGTACAAACTCGTCAGGGTTTATATGCTTTCCGTGTTCAACTTGACGATACATTGAATACTAACGACGTAATCGATCGTAACCAATTAGTAGGTAAGATCTATATCTCTCCAGCTAAAGGCATCGAATTCATCTTGTTAGAGTTTAACGTAACCGCAACAGGAGCAACTTTCCAATAATCTAATATTTATTAACAAGAACTAAATTAATATAAAATGGCATTACTTAGTACAGACGATATGTTAGGAACCATGTTCGAACCGATATTACAGCACAGGTTTGTAATGTACATCGACGGAATCCAATCGTACTTGATTAAAAAAGTAGGTGGGATAGGATATGATGACGGTGAAGTTATCATCGATCATATCAACTCTTACGTTAAATTCCGTGCAAAACGCAGATGGAACGACGTAACATTGAGCTTATATAACCCGGTTTCTCCTAGTGGAGCTCAAGCTGTAATGGAATGGGCACGTTTAGGTTACGAAACTGTAACTGGTAGAGCAGGATAT